CTGTACTTCTCCCATTCTGTTGGAATGGTTACAAGCATAGCAATATCAAACTGTCCTCGCTGTTGTCCGTAGATTTGGGTTTTAGCAATGATTTCATCAATGTCTCTTCGCTCTTGTGTATCTTCCCAAAGCCAAGACGTTTTACCCCAGTTAATAGGATTTACATAGACCTCAAATAGATCTTCTCTGGATTTTAGTGCCCTGTAAACCATTCTGGCGTGTTCACCGTAACCTGATTGTGTCAGGATTGGTCCCTGAATTAAAACCTTCTTTTTCATGCTGCCTCCTTAAGGGTCCAAGCTTTATGTCCTTTTCGTGTATTCCAAGAACCGTGCTTTGCTATTGTTGTATCAATAATGCGTTCCCAAGATTTATGAAAGTTCTCAAAGTTGTAGTTCTTCTCTACGTGCTTACGACCTTTCTTGCCAAGTTTATGACGTTGTTTGTCGGTCATCTTGTAGATTTTATTCATCGCAGCAAGGAAATCTTCTTTGGAAACCCTGTCCTCATAAATGAAAGGAACCTGTTGGGAACCGATTACAGCTTTGCTAGCTGGTTCTAAACCGACTCCAAACCAATCTTTGCCGTCTGTAACTTGTTCTTGAAGTCCACCTGTCATATTAACAATGATAGGTGTTTCACAAGATAGTGCTTCCAGAGTGGCCAAACCAAATCCTTCTGCGTCTGAAATGTTGATAACACAGTCGGCAATATTATACATTACAGCCAAATCCTGTGGTTGGACTTTTGCTTTCGAAAACATAATCTCGCCTTTGAGGAGCCCAAGTTCGTGAACGTATGCTTCCAGATCTGGACCATTGGGATCTTTTGGATCTGTGTGCATAATCAGTCGTGCTTTATCGTGTCCAACTTGGTCAAGAAATTCTTTGAACCACCAGACCAAAGAACCACTCATTTTCCTACGAGCGTTCCTATTGTTCCAGAAAAAAGTGACTTTATCTTTATCGTCACCAAAGTGCTTTTTCTTATAATGTAACATTTCTTCGTCTGTTAGGCGTTTAAAAACTTCTGAATCAACAGCGTGTGGAACGTATTCTCGCTCAACTTCTGGTGCTACTGTTTTTACAAAGTCGTCTGTGACCTTTGAGATAGTAGCAATGAAATCGTTGGAAAGATAGAACTTACGATTGAATACTGGATAGGGGTAGTTGTCCCAAACGTGATAATAAACCATCGGCATTAATGGCCGGATTTCGTCTTCGATCTTCCAGAGCCACTCGTAAAAACGAGGGTCTGTCATAAACCAAAGAAGTGCTGGTTTCTCATTCCTGATAATGGATCTGATAACGTCCGGGCTTCCAAAACCATCGACTGGATAAATTACCCAGTCGTTTCCCCACTCTTCTGTTTTAATGGGTTGGTACTGTTGATGTTTGATTGCTCCTCCCAGAGAAACAAATTTGTATTTACCGGTTTTTAATAAACCTTCGATTACATATCGTGTTTGGGTACCAACTCCTGATGGAGATAGTGGCATATCCGATATCGTAAAGATCTTAATCTTTTCTTCTGTCATTTTAAATTTTCCTTATGGGCAATGTTTGGTTTGGTAGAATTCGCAGTATTTACAAGAAAGACGATTTTTAACAAACCTTGATTTTTCTATATTATAGAGGGAATAATCCAAAGCTTTAAGTGCATTTTTCATTTTTCTTTCTCCGCTGGTTACACGGAAGATTTCCACTCTATTTTTCTTTGCTGTTCGTTTGAGGAGAGCAAAGTGTGTTTCCACGTTTTTTGGATCCAGATTGTGCTTCTGGACATAATAGTTTTTATAAAGAGTTAGTTGATAAGTTATTAGTTTATCAGATTTCTTTCTAGCGTCCCAGCCCCAACTACAAGTTTTCCAATCAATAATGTGATACTTCCCGTCCTCTGTTTTTAAAACCAAATCAATAAAACCTTTGAAAAGCAGTTCGCTATCCTTAATAGGTTCGTAGAGTTGTGCTTCAGCTTCAATGATTTCATATTCACCGAAGTACTCTTTTAGTGCTGGAAAGATTTCAGGGAGCATTGCTTTTCCCTGTCCATTCATTTCAACGACTAACTTCTTATTTAGTTCACCATTTAGTTTTTTTAGTTCTTTCGAAAATGCTGCTTGGAATGCTTCGGGTGGTTGATCCTTTTCTTCCTTGGCTGTCCTTTCACAAACTTCGTGAACTGCTGTTCCGAACGCTGTGAACTCATTTCCATTAAATGTCGATAGTTTGTCTAAATAACTGAGCTTATGTCGCCAGGGACATTCACTCCAAATTTTAAACTCTGAAAAACTGATATGTCCATTAGCCATTTAACCCTCTTCGTGTTTTTTTAGCTCAACAATCAAATCTTCTTTTTTCATACGGTATGTACTGATACCATATTGTTTTGCTAAGTTCCGAAGTTCATTATAACTCATTAGGGTGTAAATGTCAACTATTTCTTCTTCGGGAGGCTGCTCTGGCTTTGGTTCTTCTTTTGCCTTTTCTTTTGGTTCTTCTTTTGCTTTTTCTTTTGCTTTTTTCTGTACTTCTGCCACCGTTTCTCGAAACGAGTCAATATGGCGGGTGATGTTGTTCATTATCGAGCCAAACTTCTTCTTCATTTTTTTCTCCCGTTAAAACCAATTGTTCAACAGTATTAAATAGTTCTGGACTTACTTTTGCTAGTTCTGTTCGGCTGTTCAGGAAATAACGTTCGAAACCGACCGCGAAGTACTCTCGTAGAGAGGTAACAGAATAGTTAGATGGAAAGAGACCCATTGTAAAATGCTCCAACTTATCGTATCCAATACCCTTATATAACAGATCGTCGAAGTCCTCCGAAAAATCGATATTGAGAAATTCTGATTTTTGAACATCATAATCGTAAGACCTTAGAAGATTATAGAGTTGTTTTCTCTTTCCTATGAACTCTTTTTCTATGACTCCATCACCATAAATCTGTAATCCGTATTCTTCTTCGACTGAGTGGGCTATTTCGTGGATCACGTCATCCAACAGATCATCCTCGTCGTCTTGAACATTACTGATATACAAAGCACCGTCTTGAAACGCAGCGTTTACTTCTCGTTTTTTTAGGTGTTCGAATTCGCCTACGTAAATAGCATCTAAATTAGTTATTAGACGTTTTGGAAGTACAGCTTCTATCCTAGCTAGCACCGCTCCCAATGAGACGTGCTCTGGCAAGGGATCTTTGATATAAACAGTTATATTAGTAAAGAGTAGAGTTTCTTTTCTGTTTGCTAAATCGTCACTACTCTTTTTAATGTAGTTTGCTAGTTTCAGGTTCTGCATATTTGTTCTGGATCTCTTTCACGTCTGTTAGTGCTTGTTCGTAGCCACGGATAAAGTTTTCTTCCGCTACTACAAGTAGAAATTCTGGGAATTCCTTGGCCATTACTTCTACTATCATTTCAACGGTTACATTCTCATCAGCGGGATTAACCGCTTTACCTACATAGTTTGTTAGCCATTCTTTCATTGTGGTCTCCTTATAAAATCTTTGCTGCCAAAGTAGCGACTTTTGATCTCTCTCCTCGTTTTAAAGTAACGTGACCTGTGATAACGTGTGTTTTAAACTTTTCTACGGCGTATGTTAAGCCGTTAGTTGTTTCATCCAAATAAACATTATCAATCTGTTCTACGTCACCCATTAAAACGATTTTAGAACCTTCGCCGACTCTTGTAACAACTGTTTTTAATTCGTGGACTGTCATGTTCTGGATCTCATCAATAATAATGAAAGCGTTATTTACTGACCTTCCACGAATGTATGTTAGTGCTTCTACTTCTATTATGCCCTGATCTACATATTCTTTTAATTGATCTTTTTTGTTGTCCATTAAAAAACGGAGATTATCTTTGATAGGTGATAACCAGGGAGCCATTTTTTCTTCTAAAGAACCTGGGAGATAACCTAAATCTTTTCCCATTGGTTGAATGGGACGGGAAATCATCATTCTTTCGTATTTAGCTGCTTTTGGGATTACTCCCTTCCAGTTATCTAATGTTTGACACATCGCTGAATAGAGCGCAATAAGAGTTTTACCAGTTCCTGCTGCTCCGACAAGAGTAACAACCTGAACTTTTGGATCAAATAGTAGGTTGAGTGCAAACTCTTGTTCTTTGTTTCTCGGCTTTATTTTAAACCGATTATCATAACAATCAACTAGTTTAGTTAGCGGTTTCATATGACTGTGAAATCTGGCTAATGCTGTTTTCTTTTCGTTGGAGTTGGAAATCAACATTACGAACTGGTTTGGACAAAGTCGAACTTCTTCCTTATCGATAATAATGTCTTCTCCTGAATAGAACTGATCAATAACTTGATCGTCAACCAAGTGTTTAGTGACTCCTGTGAAGATGTCAGAACGACTACGAACCAGTTTTTCGACAACGTAGTCCTCACCTAATAAACCAAGAGCGTCACATTTAACACGCATGTTGATATCTCTTGATACAACAACGACTTTTCTTTTTGGATTGTCGCTCTTTTCAGTAAGAGCGGTACTTAAAATTTGATTATCTGGATCATCTCTATTATATCCAGGAGGAAGGATTTCTGGATCAAAGCTTCTTGCCTTGATTATTCCTTTTCCTTTTCCAATACGGACACCTTTATGAAGGTTTCCTTTCGCTCTCAAATCGTCTAAAAAGCGAATCACACGACGGGCATTAGCACCGACGCTATCTTGTCGCTTCTTGTGTTTATCTATTTCTTCTAAAACTTTTATTGGAACTACGATATCGTGATATCCGTATGAAGTTATTGCTGAAGAATCTGTTAGATAAACGTTTGTGTCTAAGACATAAGTTTTCTTTGCCATTATTTCCTACTCACTCAAATGATTTCGTCGACTAGTCCATATTTAAGACAAGTTTCAGCATCAAACCAAATGTCGTGTTCCAAGATCTTCTCCAGTTTATCTAATGGAAGTTTTGTGTATTCTGTATAAATGCTTTTAATCATTTCCATCAATCTATCTAGATTTTCAATCTCGTCTTTTAACTCGCTGTATTTTCCCCACATTCCAGAAGAAAGCTGGTGGATTAGCATATATGCGTGTTTATTGATTTGACGGTGATCAGCAACAATGCTCATCAGTGTCGCAGCAGAAGCGGCACAGCCGTCTATAATGGAAGTAACTGGAACATCACATTTAATGATCTCATCGACAGCAGCCAATCCAGTAAATAAATCTCCACCGTGACTGTTAATGTGAAGAAAGATACTAGCTGGCGGTGATTCTAAAATAGTTGCGCTGTGGCGGATATCAGTTGATAGTTCACGAAGTGTTTTATTAAGAACCATTACCTTTCGTCTTTGAATGCTGGAATAGAAATAGATCCTATTGTTGGAAACTTCTATAAAATCATCTTTGGGGCTGGGAGGTGCATTAAGTTGCGACCCAATTGTATCAAGAAGCATTATTTGTTGTGATGGGGATAGTTCTTCAAAAAGCTCTTCTTTTTCTATTTCTTCCTTCTCATCCTGACTGGCCCAATAAAATCTTTTATTTTTCCTTCTCATACTAACTCCTTTGTTTTTGCAGTGTTAAGATAAATAGTGTGTTTAGTAAAGAAGTTTTTTCTCAGTTTGCTCTTCTTGACCAGTAGCAGTTGTCTCTGCTCGTTCTTTATCTCTTGTTTTAACTGAAGGATTAAATTCTGGTACAAAACCATTATAGTAAGGTTTGGTTTTGTTTTCTTTTTTGTTTGATACAACTGATAATATCGCATAACCAGCAATGTCTTGCCATGGATCTTCTCCCATAGCATCCTTGCTGGTAGCTATTCTAAATAACTTATCAATAACTCTTGTCATTGCCAGAAGATCTTTATACTGGTGCGGTTGTACACCTTCTGGGTATAGTATTTTAATTATTTGGTCACTTTTATCGAAGGAGGATCCGTAGGCTGCATTTTTCTCATCAACTAGTTTTCCTATGCTTCTTGCTATTTCTTCATAAATCATCTGTCTTTTCGTCGAAGTATCCGTATATATTATACTTCCTTTGTATTTGTTTTAATCTTCTGTATGAGATCCCTAGAAATGCAGCTGCTGAATACTTAGTTCTACAAGCTGAGATAGCATATTTTAAAGCAGCGTCTTTAGAGATCCTAGGTAGGGTCTTATAAATATTTATGCCGTACAACTTATTCTTAACTACTTTAGAAGCTAGTTCTAGTTTAAGAGCTATGATTTCTTCTAGAGATAAATTATTTAACATAACTTCAAAATCTTCAGAGATCTTCTTATCTCTTTTTAATTTCTTAGAAATACTATAATATTTAATATCTTTCTTTCTAGAATCAACTTCTTTCATATTTAGTTATCCAGCTGATCAGCTTACTGCTTAACTATTAGGATCTTAGCACATATCATAACAAAAATCAAGAACTTTTTGTAATCGTTGCAATGATAGCCCTTGTAATAGCTTCTTGTAAAGCTTCACCTTCCTCAGAAGGACTGAATTCAGCAGCTGCTTGGCTTTGCTTCTCATATTCTGGTGTTGATATATCATCCAGTTCACCAGAAATATCATTTTCCCATTTATCAAAATGAAGTAGCAAGTTGGTTACGAGATAGTCCTTGTAATGCTTTCTATCGTCCTGATCATGAAGTCGAGCATAGGTTCGAGTTACAGCGTCGATGACTTTCTTATAAATATCAACAGCTTCATCTCTACCAGTAAGATCCAAACCGGGAATCTCAGGAAACAGTTGGTCTCCTCCCTCAA